CCATGCACTCTTGATCTGCTGTAATGATTCTATTACCTCATTCAAAGCATCATCATTCTCCCCCTTTCCTGGCATGCTATATATTAAACCCACAATTAATTCCGCACATTTAGCGAGATCCTTAGCTTCTTGCGGAAGAACCGAGCCATCCTCTTTNNCGAATACCTTCAATTGATCACGCAATTCTGGGGTGAGGCCGACGCCACCGCCCCGCATATACCGACTATATCTCTTTGATGATCCCCCATATTTTTTACTATTTCTTTTATTTTTTCTTAATTTATTTTTTCTTGATCGTTTTGTTCTTTTATAACTATATCCCATTTTATAAAATATATACAGAAAATAATTTTGAGAAATTAATTAATTAATTCATTAATTCATTAATTTTTAATTCCTCCTGCCGCATGCGTATCAGCGTGATAATTTCTAGGAATACAATAATATCCACACCATTCATCATATGATATACCATCTTTATTATTTTGTTTGTTATAATTTAAATCTGATAAATGGGGTGCATATATCGGTTTTTTTGATGCATCTACATTTTCAACTCTTAATGTGCCTTGCTTATGACTATATCGTCCATTTTTATCTTGTCTATAAAAATGATATGTTTTTCCTTTCTGGATTGTTAATCCACCTTTATAAAAATTTTTGGGACATGCTTTATTAAAAGGTGTTTTGAATATATTTGATTTTTTTATTTTTGGATTGTAACTATCTATTAATATTTTTTCATTCATTTTATCACAACTATAAATACGGTTTCTTTTGAAATTATTTATTTTATGTTCATGTGCATAATTTCCAGGTTGTGGTTTAAGATTTGAACATGAAGAAACTGCGTTTTTATCACGTTTACAATTTTTGTTATTATAACCATTATTTTTACACATATGTAAACATTTATTTTTCACTTTTGGTATTTTGTCATCTAAAAAATAAGCATAACAATTATGTGATTTTTCTATTAATGGGTCTCCCCAATTATCTGGATTATAAGATGGTTCTGAACCGCTCATAAATTTTGAATAAAAATCTTTACACACATTATAGTTCTTACATTGTTTTGATTTTTTTTTGGTAATACATTTTTTAATATTATTTGATGGATTTTTTTTAGTGTCAAAGCATTGACAATCAGATTCTTTAGATACTAAAATTTGATTACACGTATTGATTAAATTTTTAGTTATATTTTTTCGTGAATTATTTTTGGAAACTGATTTTTTTTTTTTTGATTTATTTGAAAATAATGAAGACAATAATGTATTTATCATTAATTATTAATTAGATAAAAAATTTGTTTCAACCATTTCTAAAGAATTTTTATAAACAATTGATGGAAAAAATGCAGTTTTATGTTTAGTTCTTAAACTTTTAATAACATTATTTAATGTCAGTTTTGCATATTTTATAATATATGATGCTATGATTGTTGCTGATTGTTGGTTTCCTGTATCACATGCTACTAAAACTGATTTATTACTTAATAATTTTGTATTTATAAAATCAGAGGTTTCGATTAAATATTCATACATCTTAATAATTTCGTATTTTTCTAGATTATTTTTTATATCAGACTTGTAATTATTACAATTACCTAAAAAGTGTAAATCTTTAGAGCAATTAATAATATAATCAATATTTAATCTATCTTTATGTTTTAATGTTTCAGAATTACCAATCCATAAATTCGGTAATATTTCTATAAAAATCATTATAATAATAAAACCTTAAATTAAAAATAAAATTGAAACAAAATTAAATAATTTAAACATATAATTATCATATTAGGTATGTTTGATGAAATATCTACTTTATTAGATGGTTTAAAGGAAAATACAACAAAATTATCTGTACTAAATGAGTGTAATAATTGTAGCAACAGTGAATTAATAGAAGATAATGGAAAAATAATATGTAAAGATTGTGGAAATATAAATTATGAAGTTATAGATACAAATCCCGAATGGAGATATTATGGAAATGATGATAGTAAATATTCAGATCCAACGCGTGTTGGATTGCCAACGAATGAATTATTACCAGAATCATCATTAGGATCTACTATAGGATTTAGATATGGCGAGACATATGAGATGAAAAAAATAAGAAACTATCATCTATGGAATGCTATGCCATACAAAGAAAGAAGTTTATACAATGTATTTGATAGTATACAAGTGAGGGCATTAAATAATGGGATACCTTTATGTATTATTGAAGAGGCAAAAAATTTGTACAAACAAATATCAGATGTTAAAATACATAGAGGATCAAATAGAAATGGAATTATTGCATCATGTATATATAAAGCTTGTAGATTACAAGGTTCTCCTAGGAGTGCTAAAGAAATTGCTGAAATGTTTAAACTAAATATTAGTCATATGACAAAGGGTTGTAAAAAATTTGAAGAAATTATACATATGAATGTCTGTAAAAATAAGTTAATGTCTAATTCAGCAACAAAGTCATCTGATTTTGTACAAAGATTTTGTTCTAAAATTAATATTGGTACAAATATATGTAACATATGTATTTATGTATGTGATAAGTCTGAAGAATATAATTTAGTATCTAAATGTATTCCACCATCTATTGCTGCTGGAAGTATATTTTTAGTATGTAATTTGTTGAAAATAAATATAACTAAAAAGGAAATATCTCAAATTTGTAAAATATCTGAAGTTACAATTAGCAAATGTTATAAAAATCTGTACAAATATCATACAAAAATTTTACCTGCTGATATATTAATTCGATTATATCCGAATAATAAATCTATTTAATCCGTTTAATATATTTTTTTATTATAGACTATTAATTTATTATGAATATATTGATTGGGGTTATAGTTATATTAATATTAGCAGTATGTTTTGTATACTATTCTTTAAATAAACAATTAAAATCTAATATTTCTGAAATGAATAAACGAATTGATAATATACAAAAAATAAAGGAAATAGATAATGAACCAATTAAAGATGATAGTGTCTTAAAAAACGAAGAATACAATAATTTGAAGGAGCAATATGATAATTATGTAGATAGTAATAATTTTGATAATGCTTATAGTGAAGATTTAAGTGAAAATATTAAAAATGAAATAGATAATATTGAAAATTTAGAGAAGAATACAATCCATAATGAAGAACATTTAGATACAATCCATAATGAAGAACATTTAGATACAATCCATAATGAAGAACATTTGGATACAATCCATAATGAAGAACATTTAGATACAATCCATAATGAAGAACATTTAGATACAATCCATAATGAAGAACATTTGGATGTGGAAGAACATTTGGATGTGGATGTGGATGTGGATGTGGAAGAACATTTGGATGTGGAAGAACATTTGGATGTGGATGTGGAAGAACATTTGGATGTTGAAGAACATTTGGATGTGGAAGGACATTTGGATGTGGAAGAACATTTGGATGTGGAAGAACATTTGGATGTGGAAGGACATTTGGATGTGGATGTGGAAGAACATTTGGATATGGAAGAACATTTGGATGTGGAAGGACATTTGGATGTGGATGTGGAAGGACATTTGGATGTGGATGTGGATGTGGAAGAACATTTGGATTTTGATAGTAGTGTGAAAGTCGAACAATTGGAATCATCGCAATTATTGTTAGAAGATATTGGAAAATTGACTGTAAAGGAATTACAAGAAATTGCTAGAAACCATAATATAAGTGTAAAAAGTAAGGAACGAAAACCAGAATTGATCAATAAAGTAAAACAAATTTATAATTTATAATTTAATAAAAATATTTAGTTATTATATATATGGATAGTGTTTCAAAAATAGAGCCATATTTAATGAATGATGGAAGATGTTTTACAGATTATAGATCTATACATGAAACTAACAATAGTATTAAAATGTTATCATGTAATAGTAAAAATAGTTATAATTATAAATTGTGTTTGATAAATAATTCTGATAGTATAAAGAAAATGTTAGATAATGATAATTTCAAAAATAATTTTAAATAGATTTTTTATTTTTTTATATTGTATTATTATAATGAATTGTTATAAAGCCTCTAATAATAAGTTTTTTAATTCAGCAGCAAAAATGTCTGATGGACGAACATTTACAGATTATAGACCAAATCACGAAATTAATAAACATATTTTAAATAATAATAAAGTAGCAAATATGCATAATTACCGAATGTTTTTAAGTCGAAATGCTGAAGAAATAATGGATAAAAATAGCGAATATATGTTTAATAAAAATGGATTATACGATTGTAAAAAACCATATGAAGTAGGTACTATGTTACCAGAACAAACGCGTGTTGTATGTGATGAACATAATTGTAAACGTGTAATTGTAGATAAAAATGGTATTGGACAAGGACGTGAATATGTTACACATGGACCGAATAAATTACTTGATCCATTAGTTGACCAACCAGTATTAGACAATAATATTTGTGCCGCTAATAATTATAATATGTTTATTAATACTAATTAAGATATATTTTTTTATAATACTATATTATATGAATTACGATTGGAAAAAATTACATTTCGATGACGATTTTTGTAATGCTGTTATAGAAACAAATCAAAATGGAAATATAGTTGTAAAAGGAAACTTGAAAATAAATAAATCTAATGTTAAAATAGTATATTGGGCTGCTAATCCAGCAGATAAAATTTATTCTGTAAGTGGATCAGGATTACCATTTTATTCGCCAGATCAAGCCTTTTCAGATATGGTTAATGTAGGAAGTTTGATAACGAATGGNAANACATTTGAATTTAAATTATATTATCCAAATAGTTACTATGTTGGATTAGGAAGTGTTTTTGTNCCACCACAAGTATATATTAAAATATGNGATCCTGATATTAAATCTACNGTACAAGTAGTAAAGTTAGGGAATCAATTACCATATAAATCATTAACACATCCATTACCACCATTAAAGAATTATAGACATGATTCATTATTTTATACAAATAATGATTTAACAATTAGAACTCAGGAACAAATATTAAGAGATAGTGCTTACCCATCTTTTAATATAAAACCACCTAAAATGCCAGATAATTTTTGGGGATTAAAACCACCAATTTAAATAGAATTATTACTCATATAATCATATGAATGTTTTATTAGTTTTATAGAAGAATATAAATATTCTCTAAAACTTTCACTTAATGTTTTTCTTTTATGTGTAGGTAAACTTACTGTATTTAAATCTTTAGAATTAATAACAACAAAATCATTTGTTTTATTACTATTAACAAATTCATAATCGTTGAAAGTATTATGAATCTGTTTTTTTTTGATAATATTTATTGCTTTAGATTTATTTTTATTATATTGTATATCATTAAATTTATTAATGTCATTCGACTGATTTATACTATTAGATTGTTTTATACTATCAGATTTAGTGTCTTCAGAATGATTATGGTCTTCAGAATGATTATGGTCTTCAGAATGATTATGGTCTTCAGAATGATTGATGTCATTATATTGACTTGAGTCATTAGACTGAATCGAATCATCAGCCGATATATATTCATCACTGCTACTAGATAATTCATCTAAAAAATTAAATTCAAGGTCGGTGCTTTGTTCGTTTTCACTAATACTTTTGTGTGTAAAAGAACAAAATTGTTTTTCATTTGTATTAAAATTGTTTAAATTTGGAATACTATTAAAATTAATATCCATTAATTTATTTTCATCATTATTTAGTTCATCTTGTAAAAACCATGGATGATTAAAAAACGATTTCCAGTTTATTCTTTTTTGTGGATTTGTAATACATAATTTGTGAATTAAATCTTTACAATTATCACTAATATCGACGTTTATTACTATATTCTTTTTTTTTATTTCTAACACTAAATCAATAAAATTGTGAACATTAAATGGTGTATAACCATGCACCATTTCATATAAAATAATACCGACTGACCATAAATCTGATTTATAATCATATCCATTTTTTGTAATTATTTCAGGAGCCATATACATAGGGCTTCCACATAAAGTATTAATAATCGTATTTTTAGTATAATATGTGGCAAATCCAAAATCAGTAATTTTTATATCATAATTTTTAGATAATAAAATATTTTGGGGTTTTAGATCTCGATGTAAAATATTATTTTCTAATAAATATTCTAATCCATTAGATAATTGCTTCATATATTTTTGTGTAAATTTTTCTTTTAATGGTTTTTTATTTAAAAACTTAGATAAATCGCCATATTCATAATAATCCATAATAAAATATATATTACTTAAATGTGTATCAATAATAACATCATGTATTTTGACTATATTGTGATGATTTAGTTTTCTCATAATTTCAAATTCCCGTTTTATGTTCATTTTATTTTTATTTTTTTCTATTAATATTTCTTTTAAAGCATATATTTTATTACTATGAATATGTTTACATTTGTATATTGTAGAGAAACTTCCTTTACCAATTCTTTTTTTATCAACAATATAATCTTTAATTGGAAAAGATTGATGTGATAATTCTGAAAATATATTCATATCTATATTATTTTTATAAAAAAACTTTAATTATTATTTTAAATAGAATATAATTATTTTAAGTATAATTCATAAATTATTTAAGTATAAATTAATATTTAGTTATAAATATGCCGAAAGCTTCAATAATTATTACAGATAATTATTTAGCAGGTGAAATTATTGTCGAAAAAGATAAACATAATAATATACAAGTCGCTGAATCGAATATAAGTAAAATAATTTCAGGACGAAGAAATACACTTGTATTAGATTCATGTCAAAAAATAATAAATCAAATAAAATCAGTATTGATTGGAATGTGTTTCACATCACGGTTTATGGGAACTGATATGTATGATAATATAATTTATAATGATGATCCTGAATTGAAATCTGAATATTTATATGGTATTCAAAATAGATATAATATACCTGCTGGGATAATATTATACCATATTAAAAATAAAGTGTTATTTGATTGTACTAATATAGAATTTATGATTAATGAATCTATAATATCTTTTAAATTTACTGATTTAGATATAAAAAAAAAATATATAGTAAAACGAAGTAATGGTGATATACAAGATTGTATTTTAATTTTTAATGGTGGCGTGTTTATAAAAGATGAACGTCTTAAAATAATAAATACATTTAATACTAATAAAGACGATGATTTGATGTCCCCATATTTAGGAGATTTACAAAAGGGTATTGATTTAATTGATTTTCTTAATCTAAATAATTTGATTATAACTATAAATTTACCTTTTTTTGATACTAAAATAATAGATACATGTGATAGTGTTATGAGAGGAGTTTTAATATATTACAATGATAAACTATTAGATTTTAAACAAAAAATTGAAAAAGATATAATAAATAATGATAAAATAAAAATTACTTAAAGTTTTTCATTATAGATTAGGTATAAAATGACTGATAATACAAATGTTCTTGAAACGATTGATCTTGGATTTAAATCCTTGACAACCCAAATTACTGAAATGTCTAAAGCCACACGAGGACTTCAAGATGAACTTAAAGGATTGCACAAAATTGTAAAACAATCTGAAAAGAGTAGTAAAAACAAAGTAAAACGACCACAAGTTAAGATGAATTTGAGCACACAACTTGAAAAATTTTTGGTTATAGGACATGGAACACAATTGACAAAAGCTGAAGTAATGAAAAGTATTTCAGGATATATTAAAGAAAAGAATTTACAAATACAAGAAGATAGGCGTAAATTTTTACCAAATAAAGAATTAACTAAAATTTTTGGAATTAAAAAGCCATCAAATATGACATTTGTAGAAATTAATAAGCATGTTAGTCATCATTTGACGGTTCCAGCACCTCAATAATTACCACCAACCACCTGTCATTTTACGGACATTGTTAGCAGTTTTACGTGTTTTTCTAGCAGTTCGTTTTTTCATTCTTCCACGTGTTTGTTTTTTAATTTTACATTTTGCTGATTTAGGGCTAGATTTTGCTTCAACAGCATATTCAATTACGTATTCAGAATTAGAACCAGAAGGTTTTCTTATAATTGGATTCTTTAATTTCTTTCTATGAAGTTTATATGTATATTCTTTAGCCTTTGAATTAGTAGTTGTTTCTTTAACGGTAATTTCTAAAGTACATACACCTCTGATTTTTTTAACACGACATAATTCATTAAATGCCTTTTTGGCGGCAGAAACAGGCGTTTTTGATACATATTTTCCTCCATGAAATTTAGTTTTACATGCCCCATGTTTACCAACATCAATTACTGTAAATGATCTATATCCATCTTTACCACTCGCATTCTTAACCATTATAATATAGTAGTAGAAAATAAATTTACTCATTTAAAGATAATTTTTTAATTAAATTTAAATGTTATTATTATTTTTTATTTATAATAGTTTTTTAGTTTTTGGTGTAAATTTATTTGTTTCAGATTATGAATTTACATCACGCATTGCTAGTTTTAATAATGCTATATTATCTGTAATTGGCAGTTCATTATACTTAACACATATAATAGATACAAGTATATTTCAATATTTTATTATTTATAACGCAGTGTATATATGTACAGATATTGGGTTATATATTACAAAAAAGGTTTCAAACAATGACATATTAGAAATGTTGATTCATCATGTATTTTTCTTACTTGGTGGTTATTGTAGTTATTATATGTATCTTGATCCTATATTTTGTGCGTATGGTATGATGAGTGAAGCAAGTACTATTTTTTTGAATATGCGTTGGTTTGGAAATAAGAAGTATATAAAGAAATCCCATATATATTTATTATTATTTTGGATAACCTTTTTGTTATTCAGAATAATTAATATGATATATATAACATATACTATATTAATTAGCACTTATTATAAATATTTTATATTAGTATTTCCATTTGTAATATTGAATTCAATATGGTTTTACAAATTAACTATAAAATTATTTATATCAAAACCAAGATTATTATAGTTGTAATTAATAATGGTGTTATTACGAACGTTAATGATGGGTGGGATAGATGGTATAATTACTATATTTAATATAATATCTGGCATTGAAGGATCAAATTTAAATTCTAAATATATTTTTATAATTGGTATAGCGGCAATACTATCAGATGCTATCTCTATGGGCACTGGAGAATATGTTAGTGTAAAAGCAGATATGAAATATAAACAAAATAGAGATATAAATCCGATTAAAAATGGTGTCGTCATGTTTTTATCATTTGTTTCTTTTGGATGTATACCACTTATAATTTATTATCTAATAACACAAATGAATGTAAAAAATAGATATATTAATACTTATATTTCAATTATAATAGCATTGTTTATTTTAGGAACCATTAAATCTAAATATACAAAGGAAAAATGGTACATATCTGGAGCAAGTACATCAATGTATGGTGGTGTAGCATCATTTGTAGCATACAATGTTAGTAAATTTGTATCAAATATAAATTTAAAGTAATTTAAAAGTAATTCAAGAGTATATTTATGTCAAATACATTATTAAATAATTGCCTATATATTTTTAATGGAACAATATGTATTCCAGGTATAATAATGTTTTCATATTATTTATGTACAAATCTTGATAATAAAAGTTTAGATATAATAAATTGTAGACAAATGTTATTTTTGTCTTTTATAACAATGATTAATTCCATAATATGTTTAGCATGTACAAAAAAATATAAATATATTGGATTTAATACAACATTAGCATTGTTTGTATACAAATCATACAATATTATTTACATATCAAATATGTGTAATATAAACAATAATTCAATATGGTATTATTATATTTTTTGTTTAATACTAAATGGTATAAATATAGTTACTTATATAATAGCATTAATACAATATACAGTAACACGGAAACAATTAAAAATTATAAATATAAATGACGATACTATAAATGAAAATATATATGAAAATACAATGTATGATGTTCATAACAATCTAATAAATGACTAATTATTTATTAAGATTGTCTAAATAATCCCAATTTTCATCTATTTGTTCATCAGTTGGTAATATAATTGGTTTGCTTAATGTAGTAATTTTTTTCTTTAAACGTAGTACATTTCTTTTCAAATTCTTATTTTTCTTGTAAAAGTCGGTATTTTTTATTATCAATTTATCATTTTCTATTTTTAATAGTTCTAATTCATTTTTGTAAATTTCAATTAATTCGCTCATTAAATAGTTATAATAAATTTTTTTTAAGTTTAATTTAAAAATCATTTAAATCATTGTTCAAATTAGCATACATTGGTTGTGAGCCTGAAAATCCAATAACACCTTGGTCATTTATCAAATTACCATCTATTGGGTTTTGATCATTATGTGTATTATTTACTATTTCGTCATTATTACCACTTTGTTTATATAGTGCTTCGCCATTTGTTTTTAATAATAAGTTAATAGTATTTACTAATTCTGTCTTGTCAGCACCTGAAAAAGAATGGATTGGTTTTGGTGAATTATTTTTGTAAAATTGGAAAGTGGGCATACATGTTATTTCACATTGTTCCGAAATTTCTTCACATTCATCAACATCAATTTTTAAGACAGATAAATGTGAATATTTTTCCCCTATAAGTTCTACATGTGGTGATATAGTTTGACATGGACCACACCATGTTGCTGTAAAATAACATATTGTTAATTCTGGATTATCTTGATTATTTGTTATTAATTGATTGAATTGTTCTTCATTTTTAACTTTAGTAAAAACCATATTATAATTCTTAATAAAAATTTATTCTTTATATAATTTTAATTTAAAAACTATATTAGATGACATATTATGGAAAAAACAATATTGATCGTTGGGGGTGGGATAAGTGGATTAATTGCCTCGGCTAATATAAAACACAAACATCCATATTATAATGTTATTTTGGTAGAAAAAAATGATGTTCTTGGTGGACGCTTATTTTGTACAACAAAGAAAGATTGGACACATAATAATGGTCCAAGTTGGTATTGGATGGATGATATTATAAAAAAGGTTTACAAAGAAATAGGTATAAAATCTGCCGATATATACACAATTACAGAATTAAATCCACAATATCAACTAGTATTAGAATCGAAAAATATAATAGTACCAAATAATTTAGAAGAATTTAGAAAAATGGTAGCTGAGTTCGATCCAGATTGTTTAAATAAATTTGATACTTTTATAGAAAACAATAAATACAAATACAATTTAATAACATCATTATTTCTTAATTATTATAATTTATCACTTACCGAATATTTTAGTATATTATTACCATATTATGTATATAAACTCGATTTATTTAAATCTTATAGAGAGTCAGTCCATATTTCATCAAACCAAAATATTCAAACATTAATGGAATGGCCAAGTGTATTTATTGGTAGTGGTCCAAAGAATGTTTCTGGATTATTTAGTTTTTTAACTTATTCTATGATAGTAAATGGAACTAGTATTCCTAAAAATGGTATGATATCCATAATAGAACTATTAGAAACTCATATAGAGGCAATGAATGTCACTATTATTAAAGAACAATCACTTTACCATCTCACTATTAAAGATAACACAGTACATGGGGCAATTATATTGGACAAACAATATAATGAAAGCAATATTAAAGTTGATAGCATTATATGCGCTTGTGATTATAAATATATAGAAAATATATTACCTAATAAATTTAGGTCTTATCCTAAAATGTATTGGGAAAAACAAGTCATGTGTCCATCTGCTATTATTTTTAATGTTATGTTAGATATTAAAATACCACACTTGTACAACCATACATTATTTTTTGATACACCTATGGATAAACACTTAGAATGTATTTATAATACTAATAATATGCCTAATGAACCTTTGTTTTATATCAATAAATATAGTGATACTACAGATTGTGACAAATTATTTATATTGTTTCCATCTAATTTGAATAATGAATTTGGACATTGTGAGATGAATCAAGACGAAATACATCGACTATTTAATTATTGTATGAAAAAATTAGAAGATAAATATAATGTACCATTTATTGACCATATAGTACAATATGACCATACATTGAATGAAAATTTTAGATATCGATTTTATTCTTATAAAGGAAATGCTTATGGACTAGCATGTGATAATTATCAACTTGGATTTTTTAGACCTAAACTAAAGAGTCGTTATTTGACTAATTTATATTATTGTGGACAAATGTCAAATCCTGGTCCAGGTATTCCACCAGTAATGATCTCAGGATTATTGGCATCAAATTTAGTAATACAGGAATTGAATTATACAGATACTTTATTTGATAAAATGATTAGATTTTTTAGAAATGTATGGGTATTAATTACAAATATGATTGTTATGATGGTAACAATAGGAGTTGATAAAGATTGGATAAAAAAAGAATTTAATTATGTATTTTTTGGAAATGTCGAAGAGTATAATAGTTTTAATTATTAACTCTATTAATAGTATGTATGATATTACAATCATTGGTAGCGGACCATCTAGTTTATTAACACTATTGTATTTAGTTACTCATTATGGAGAATTAAACTATGTAGTTATTTCCCATAAATTCAAGTGCTTTACGTGTACTTATGGTGTATTTTTAGATCAAATTGAAGGTTCATGGATATACAACTATTTAGATAAAAATAAGTTATTTCCACACATTATTGATGTAGATGTAAATTGTTCAATGGAAAAAAACAATAAAACACCAACTAAACTTAAATATGGGGTATTAGATAATAAATATTTATACAATTCTATACTAGATATCATATCAATTTATAATGTCGATTTTATATCAGGGAATGTAACAAGCACTTATAAAAATAGTTATTATAATACTACTATATTTAAACAAAAATTAAATACATATATTATTAATAGTAAATTTATAATAGAAGGAAGTGGAAAACTCAAGCATATTGGAATTCAAAGAAACAAACATTACAAAACATTTAAACAATATTTTGTTGGGTTAAAAATACAGTCTTTATATGATCACAATATACCGAATGTTATGTTGTTAGACTGGTATAACCCAATTGGCTACAAAAATACATCGTTTTCATACATAATACCATATAATTCTAATACATTGTTAATAGAAGAAACAGTGTTAATATGCGATTCAGATGATATTTGTAAATATGAACTATTACACAAAAAATTAATATCTAGAATAAAAGAATATGATATTACATTATACAAAACAATTAAATTTGAAATAGACAATATTCCATTAAATTATAATATACCATTAAATACATCAGTTACATTTGGTGTAGGACAAGCTGGAAATATTATTAATAATTTGTCTGGCTATACGATTGGAACAAATATTTACCATATACCAGAAATATGTGATACTATTATGGAAACAAATTTTAATACAAAAAAGGTAATAGATAACTATTGGTGTATAAAACGAAGAATTATAAATAAAATAAATAATATTGGACTAAACATGATGAATGATTTAAGTCAAAATGAATTGGCTGAATTCCATAGTTATTATTTCAAACATATTGTTGGAACATATAATTATCGTGTATGTTTTTTGAATTGTGATTCTAAAGAAGAGTTTGGATGGTGGAAATTTATGTGTAGTTTTAAGAGTTATTATCATTTTCCAATTAAATATTGGTTAAAGATTGGATATTATACGTTATTTTCTTAAAAATATACATCCAAACATTGCTGAATAGTTAGTCTTTTTCTAGGATCACATTCAAGCAAGGATTCTACTATAGCATTTATTTTTTTAACATCATTTTTCTCAGAAAAGGAACAACAACCATAAGATACATTGTCTAAATACACATATTTCAAACTATACAACGTGCGACCCAAACAATAACTNTCTATTTTATAAACACGATCGCGATATTTCTTCAATAAATACTGATTATTTGTATCTTTTTCAAGATCGGTTGCTTCTATTTTGGGAAGCCACGGCATAACACCCATTCCAACAAAATGGTGTGGAAAATAGTATGGAGTTCCTCTAACATTTGACACATAATCATCAAATGGTTCTTTTGAACAAAATCCAAAATCAATTAACTTGAATTGACGTGTATTAGTATTGATCATTATATTTTCTGGTTTAACATCTAAATGACATAGTTTATGTGAATGAAGGAAACTAAGTCCTTCCATAATTTGTTTTGAAAAATGAATAATAGATTTGACCGAATTCCAAAAACTAAAATCTTGTTTGCTATTTATATCATCGATAGTTTCATGGAGTTCTTTGTTTCCAGCATAATCCACATAAAAATAGATTAAGGATTCATTGAATAATGTGATATCATTTGATAATTCAAACACATGTTTGTAAAATGGTTCAGTTTTGTATAACACAAATGTAATATCATCGGGAAGAGCGTAATAGTTTGGCCAGTTTTCGATCTGTTTTATAGTATCAATATGTTTAAGCTCATTATGTTTAGCATTGATTTTAGTAATTTTAATCAACTTATTTTCTTTTGGTTTAATGAATCCTTGGTAATGATTTTTTCCAATCACTATTGAACACGACCCAGTTTTAAACATAGTGTCAATCATTTAATATATATGACATGTATTTTTTACAATCAATTTTTACATTAAATAATGTNCTATATGTCATTTCAACTTATCACTAAATAATATCCATTATATCCCTTTTTTCCCTTTACCATACGTTCTATATCTTCTATTANTTTTTCTGTTATATACTTTTTTTGTTAGTTTCTTGATATAATTATAAAAATAATAAATATAAAATATTTTAAAAGAAAAAACTTAAACAAAAAATTAGCATACATTATAATCATGAATCTATTTTTTATTGGCGCTATTATTTCAAGTATTAATATATCCTATTTCAAATATAAATCTAATTTTGATACTTATTTAGATCATTATAATAAACATTATAATGATAGTGACTATTGGTATCGTTATAATATTTACGAAAAAAATATGGATTACATATTAGAAAGAAATAATAATTTGACGTCTTATAAGTTGGGTGAAAACAATTTTACGGATATGTCTACTATTGAATTCAATAATAAATATTTAAAATATAAAATGATAATAAATCAAAGTGTAGTATCAAATTATAATAATTCAAATAAAAATTTACCAAATAGTATAGATTGGAGATCAAATGGAATAGTAACTAATGTTAAAGATCAAGGTCAGTGTGGAAGTTGTTGGGCTTTTAGTGCCGTTGGTACATTGGAAGGACAATGGGCTAAAAATACTTCAAAATTAGTGTCATTGAGTGAACAAAATCTAGTGGATTGTGCTGGTAATTATAGTTGTGATGGATGTGAAGGTGGGTGGCCAGATAAAGCATTAAAATATATTATTGATAACGGTATTGATACTGAGGCTAGTTATCCATATCAAGCAGTCGATGATCCACAATGCTTATATAATACATCTTATAGTGGAGCGAATATGACAAAAGTGGTCATGTTGCCAACTGGAAATATGTCATCATTATATGATGCTTTAGGTAATATTGGTCCTATATCCGTAGCATTGGATGCTGAAGGTGATTTTCAAATGTATAAATCTGGTATATTTAATAGTACTAGTTGTTCAACTACTATGTTAGACCATGCTGTTTTGGCGGTTGGCTATGGTATATCTCCATCAAATCATAGTTATTTAATTATTAAAAATAGTTGGGGATCTGGATGGGGTATGGATGGCTATATTTATTTTTCTACTGAAATTGATAATATGTGTGGTATAGCACAACATTGTTCTTTTCCAATAGTTTAGGTTTATATATAAAATTGATTTTTATTTACATTTAATTTACTGTTTAAATTATAATGAAAAGTTTTGTTTGCGAAAAAGACGTTATTGAATTGAAAAAACATGATATAAATTATGATGAAGATATTATTGTATTTATAAATGAAATGAAAGGATATTTTTATAAAAAATGGGATTCAATATACCATAAAGATATAGATAAAATGACAAAGAATACAATAGAAGAATTTAATATATTAATTGGTAATTATCCATCAAATGAAAGTTGCGAGAAATTATCAAATGCATTTGATTGTGCATCAGATGAAGATTTAGATATGTTATCTGATAAAACTATTGACATTTTAGGATATTTTTATCATGTACAATTACATTAAAATTTGTATATTATTTTCTAAAATTATTTATTATGGAAGATTTAAATTTCGATTTAAATTTCGATTTCGATACTATTATAGATGAAATAGAAATAGAATATAATAAATGTGAATTAGAATATAAAGAATATGAAGACTATTTAAAAAATCGTCAAATAGTTCCATATATCAATAATATTATTCTGTATAATTACATAAATACAATGAATTTTGTTTTTTTTTATATATTGAATAATAATTAAATTTAAATTACTTAAAGTTTACGGTGTGTATATTACCATAAACATGCCAGCAAAAAAAAATTCAAAGTCTAAATCGGAAAAAAAAACATCATCAACTAAAAAAACAGTAGCAGAACCAGTTGTAGCAGAACCAGTTGTAGTAGCACCAGTTGTAGCAGCACCAGTTGTAGCAGCACCAGTTGTAGATTCTGCTTTATCTATTGAACAAGAATTCACTAAGTTAGCGGAAAGATTAGTTGTTCTTAAAACACTTCAAAGTTCTATTATGACTGATTTGAAAAATCTTCAGAAATCAGTACATAAGCATGTCAAGGAATGTAGTAAAAAACAGAAAAAAAAAAAATGTAGAGATCCATCAGCACCAAAAAGAGAACCAAGTGGATTTGCTAAACCAGCATTGATTTCAAATGAATTATGTAATTTTCTTGGAAAGCCAGAAGGAACTGAAATGGCACGAACTGAAGTTACTAAATATTTGACTAAATATATTAAAGAACATGATTTACAAGATTCTGCGAATAGACGAAAAATTCTTCCAGATAATTCACTTCAAAAATTGTTAAATGTTGGAAAGAGTGATGAAGTTACATATTTCAACTTACAAACATATATGAAGGTACATTTTCCAAAAAAAAATGTTAATTTATCTGCTTAATAAATGATAATTGATTTAAACCATTTAAAATTCTTTGTGTTATATTTTCTTTATGTAAATTATTAGAAGTTATTGTGATTGAAATAGTATTTTTTATTATATTTGTGTTTATACATGTGTCTGATGGAATATAGTTATTAGTTTTATATTCATTTAATCTAGGTGTTTTTTCAATATTTAATGCTTTTCTAACTTCCTTTGTCTTCGTTCTTTCATCCGTTTCCTTTTTCTTATGTTTTATTTTGTTACAATAACTATCTCTTGTCGAATCACGATAAAATTGTGTTTCATTAATTTTTTTGACACTGTCGTATATTTCATCATTTATATCATGTACAGTTCTATATTTAACAACAATCTCTTTAAAAAAATTATTTTTTAAATATTTGTTATCTTTAGTAATAGATTTCATAAATTTATTTAGTTTTGTAATTTGTTTTTCTTCTTTTTTTTCAGATGTAATGTTTTTTATTTCATTTCTTATTTTTTTGTCGGGCACATCTTTTTCAGCTTCAGAGTTAAAGGTCTCTAATTTGTTTAAAATTTCTCTATTACATTCATCAATTTTTTTTTTTNTGAGCAAATAGGTGTTAATACTAATACTTACATCATCANTAAANTTACATTTGTTTTGTATTATTCTTGATAACTTTTTAGAGTCCTCATAATCAGACACTGGGGGGGTGACACTATCGCTATCAATACCATCTGAACCATCTGATTTTTTTTTACTTAATATATCTTTAATGGAGGATGTTAAATTATCTTTTTCTTTTGTATAAATCAAATAGTCTTTAATATTTTTTGTTAACTCAATTTTGCGGTAATCTAGTTCATTTGAATTATTTGATAAAATTTTACTTATATTTGATATTAATATACTTTTAGGATTTTCCATTAATAATATATTATATTTTATCTTAGTGCATATTTAATTTTTTTATTTATTTCATTAATTTGATATTCTGTAAAATCATTCCTTGATTGAATTGTAAATGTTATAGAATCTGCCTTTCTAACTACAATATTATGTTGTTGAGATGTATTAACACTGCCATAGTTTTGTTGGCCATAGTTTTGTTGGCCATAGTTTTGTTGGCCATAGTTTTGTTGACCATAGTTTTGTTGGTCATAGTTTTGTTGGCCATAGTTTTGTTGGCCATAGTTTTGTTGACCATAGATTTGTTGGCCATAGATTTGTTGGCCATAGATTTGGTGACGATAGTTTTGTTGTATAGTATTAAATTGTATTTTTTGACTATTTAGTTTTATAAAAACATTTTTATCTAACATTAGATTACATTTATTCTTATTCATGACAACTGGTTTTAATGTTAAAGTATTAGATTCAAAAGTTTTTAAAGTTTCTAATAAATTAGAAGTTGTATGTTTACGTATTTGTGATTTAATATAGTCATGTATTAATAATGTATTTGAATGAATCAACAATATATTATTAAAATATGATTTGAATTCATTTTCCAATAAATAGTCAAAAATAATAGTCCAAATATTAGTTGTTGTGTCGTATCTATTAGAAGCAATATATTGTTTTGATAAGTCTGTTATTTTACTATCTGTACAGTTATTTACTGTATTTTGTGGTGTATTTGAACCATATATACCAGAAAATAAAGTTATAACTGGTATTTTTTTGTTAGTCCATGTAATATATGTTTCAGTTAATTTATTAATAATGCTCGCTTGATTTTCATTAGATATTATATATATTTTGTATTTTCGTGTATTAACTAACGTATATATATAATTTAATAAATTTATAGAATATTGGTTTAATACAGAATTGCTTATTAAATCTAAATTTAATAAAACAAAATCTATGAAAATATGACTTATAAATTTAGTTTCAATTCTATTATTTTGATTTAAAGTAATTAATTCACTCATTATTAATTATAAAATATTTAAAATTGATATTATAATATTATAATATAAGTTTAAAAATGTCAAATCAATGTGGTAGAATAGACATTATAATGGGTTGTATGTTCAGTGGTAAAAGTACTGAAATAATAAGACGTGTTAATAGATACAAAGCATTAAAGAAAAATATATTAATAATAAATCATATTAGTGATACACGATATAAAACGGATTCTATTGTAACCCATAATAAGGTATCAATTGATTGTACTAGTTTAAAATCATTAAGTGCTGTAACCCAAATGGATAATTATCAATCTCTTGATGTTATAGTAATCGAAGAAGCACAATTTTTTGAAGATTTATATTCATTTGTATTAAATGCTGCTGATAATGATAATAAAATAATTATAATAGGTGGTTTAGATGGCGATTCAAATAGAAATGAGTTTGGAGATATAATAAAATTGATCCCAAAATGTGATAGTGTAAAGAAATTACATGCGTTATGTTCTATATGTCAAAATGGAACATTGGCTTGTTTTACAAAAAGATTAGTTGATGATAAAGAACAAATATTAATAGGTGTTAATGAATTTATTCCAGTATGTAGGTATCACTATTTAAAGAATTAAATAGTTTTTTAGAAAATAATCTAAAGAGTTTTTTTTTATTACAAATAAATTCTATGTCAGAAATAGTAAAAAAAAAAAGAGGACGTAAACCTAAAAAAAAAGAAGAACCGATACAAATACCAGAAAAAAAGAAAAGAGGTAGAAAACCAAAAAATAAAGATATAGAAGTTAAAATACCTAAAAAACGTGGAAGAAAACCTAAAAAAATAGATACAAAGGAAATCTGTAAATTAACAGAAGAACCTATTATTTTACATTTACCTATTAAAAATATTAATCCAAATATGAATGATATTCCTAAACCATATTTGAATAATACAAATTTTAAAAACATAAGTACAACTACAGATAATATAAAATCAGTTGTTGATGATGAAATTGTATATAAAGAGAATATTATTACTAAATTTAATGATTTATGTAACAAATACAATAATATTGTTGTCGAACGTGATAAAGTATTTCCAGTTTTTTTAGAATTTAATGAATACAATAAAAAAAAAGAATGGCCATCATGTACTAATATTGATTGTCTATGGTGTTGTCATAAGTTTGATAATTTTCCCTTTGGAATACCTATAAAAAAAATTGAAGATACATATCATATGTTTGGTAATTTTTGTAGTGCTGAATGTGCCGCCGCATATAATTTTGATAACAATAATAGTTATGAATCTTATGAAAGATATAGTTTAATAAATTATATTTATAGCAATAATAAGAAAATAAAATTAGCAGGACCAAGAATTTCTTTAAAGAAATTTGGTGGACAACTAAATATAAATGAATTTAGACAAAATAATAATATATATAGTAAAAATTATAAATTATTACTTCCACCAATGATTTCATTAATTCCAATTATAGAAGAAGTTAATATATTAGATTGTAAAAATGTAAATGATAATAATTCTATGCTAAATTTAGATGATAATGATCTTAAATTAAAACGATCTAAACCATTACCAGAATCTTATAATACTTTAGAAAATTGCATGAACCTTAAATTAGTCTAAAAATAATATATTATTTCTATTATCATAATATGGCTATAAATCAATTATATAAAATAAAACCACCATATTGTGTTTTAGTAGATTTTTGTTTATATTTTAATATTGATTTGAATAATTTAGATAATAAAAAATCATTTACACTTGTTGATGTTACATCTAATATTAATGACAATATTGAATTAATTAAAAATATGTTATCTCCATACTATTTACTATGTAAATCTAAAATATATCTAAATAATTTATCGGCAAAAAAAACTATTACGCTTTTAAGACATATACTAAAAGTACATAATTACAAATTAGTGTCAACTGATAATTATATTAAATCAAAAAAATATATTTTGTACAGTATCATTGTAAATATACAAAAAAAAAATGATATTAATATTAATGGCGTTATAAAGTTTGATTAATATAAATAATATATTTATCTTTATCTATTTTATTATAATAAATACTATTAAAACACTCTTTAAATTTTTCTATATCTTTATTATTAATGTAATAAATCATACTTTTAATTATATTTTCAATATTTGTTACTTCAATATTTATTATAAAGTTTATAATGTATGTATATAATTTGGATTCAATTGTAGTAAATAATTCATACAATAACGGTTCTAATTTATTATTTGTTTCTGATAATTCTAATAAAGAAAATTTATTTTCTGAATATTTTTTTATTGTTATATGTTTCATTAATAATGTTAATTCTTTCAATATATTATTATTACTTTTGTTGATTCCATTTATTTTTAATGGACCAATTGTTTTTTTGTATGAAAATGATATAGCGTCAGTAATATTTGGTAAAAAACATATTTCATTAATCATTTTTTTGTCTTGTGACATGATTATAAATTCGGAATATAGTAAAATAGATCTTTCAACCAAAAATATAGTTAATTTTATATTATTACTATATAATATTAATATAATAAACACATTATATATCATATTTATTCCAGATATTATTGATTTTTGTTTATTATTAATTGATTTAAATTTACTATCTAATTCTATTATAGATTTTACAATACATTTATTAAAAATATTCAAAATTTTTTTAGAATTAATTTTTTTATGTACTTTTTCTTGATTTATGAAATCAATTAATTCTACCATATTAATATAGTTTATTTTATTACGTTCAAATTACACAGTTTTTTTGTTTGTTTATTATGTCTTAAAGTAGACACATCTATCATAGTGATAGTAATTTTAATTATAATAATAGATTATAATAGTAAATATAATAAAAGTAATTTAATTAGATATAAATTATTTATAAATATGTAAAACAAATTTGTCGTCAATAATGATTTAGATTAATCAAAATTCCATCAAATGGATGGAATATATATTTTGTTTCTCTAATATTACCAATTACTGGTAATTTTGTATTTTGTAATTCTTCTTTTGGAACATTATGTTTAATAGGTATATTTGTGCTATGTGGTTTCTTTGTAACAATATTTTCTTGTGGGGTTGTTGTAAAAATATTTTCTAGAGGTTTTGTTGTAACAATATTTTCTGGAGGTTTTGTTGTAACAATATTTTCTGGAGATTTTGTGGTAACAATGTTTGGAGGGGTCTTTTTTACTATATTTTCTGGTGATTTTGTAACAATATTTTCTGGTTGTTTTGTTACAAAAATGTTTGGAGGGGTCTCTTTTACTATATTTTCTGGTGGTTTTATAACAATATTTTCTGGTGGTTTTATTGTAATAATATTTGTTTTTGGTTTTGTTGTACCTATAATTGGTTTATTTGGAACGATATTTTCTATTATTCCAGACATTTCTAACTTCGTTGTTTCAACAACATTTTCATTTGGTTGTTGTTCAACTAAATTTAATCTTTTTTCTTGTTCAGAATTTATTATATTATTTTGTTGATATTTCATACTTGTTTTTTCTTTTATTTCTAATTCCCTTTTTATATTAGATAATTTGTAATCTTTATTTTTTATTTTACATTCTAATAAAAAAACAATATCATGATATAAGTTTCGCATTTCATCTTTTTCTAGTAATTCAATATCAATGTATTCTATCCAATTATTCCAATTTATATTGGTTTTTCTATATTCTAATACATCATCAAATTCAGTAAAATTTAAATTTTGCTTTTCTATAATATACTGTTTATAATATATATGTTCTTTAAAGGTATTCCATAATGGTTTATATTTTTCCCATTTTTTTAATAATTTATTTAATGTTTTATTTATTTTTTTAGTTTTTTTAATATTACATTTCATATTATTATTAATATATTATATTTATTTGTTCTATTCGAAAAAAAATGGTTTATTTTGTTTACCAATTAATTTACCAACATGATCTCCTATATCTCCATTTTCCATTTTTTCATAAATATCTTTATTTTCATCTTCTGTTATAAAATACCACTTTAATTTACGTGTAGTACAATTTGGTGGTTTCAATTTTTTTTCTGTAAATTCCACCTCCTCTTCTTCCTCTTCCTCTTCCACCTCTTCG